CTAAAGATTTAATATAATATAATAGCTCGCTATAATGATTCATTTTATAATTGTGTTACGTTTGAATTTAACCCTTTTTGTATTTCGTATTTTAATTTTTTCTTATCTATGCTGTGAGCTAATGTAAAATGAAATTCATAAACATCCATATTTAAAAAATAATCCCACTTCCATCTTTTCCCCTTTGCCAATTCATCAACAGAAGCAATCCACCCCCACTTATCAAAGTAGTCTAAAGCTTTGCTTCCTTCTTTTGTTCCTCCACTATAAATTTCTGGATATGCTGTTCTAATTCGTTCGCTAAATTCGAAAAAAAAACCAGCGAACTATTTACAATAGATAAAGGCATTGACTTCATTACGTTTGCGTATTCTTCAGTACCTTTATATTCAGCAATCTTATATCCTGTTAAATCTTCTTTTACAATAGGTCTAAATAAAACAGCCATTAACTTGTGCAAGTTTTCAACATCACCCGAATATGAAGTCATATCAACATACTCTTTAGCTGTTACCTTATCCTTTTCAAAGTTTGGAATCATACCCATTTTAATTCCATACATTGAAAACGTAGGAGTAAAAGCAACGGTTTGATTAAGTGCTAAATCAATAGCTTCTGAAATGCTTTTCAAATCTTCAATAGATATTTTATCCACTTCTTGAAACGGAACACCGCAAAAGATTTCAATTTTTCTTTTGTCAAATCCATATGCATCTATATCGGTACGCTCTTGTAATTTAACGTACTTTTGATACTGACCTAAAGTTATATCGTTTATCGACTCTGGAATTAATACTTTCATACTATTAAACTAAATTTTGTTTGTTTTGTTACTTACCTAATATCAGGTTTATGCCCATTTACTAATTGATATGTTACGTTATATCTAATAGCGTCTATTGCGTGGTTATAATCGTCTATATAAAGTTTAGAACCTTTATCCAAGTAAATGTAATTGTTAAACTCTTTACCAATATTAACGGAATCAAAGTCAACTATTATTTTATAATCTCTCATTAACTCAATACCTGCGTTAATACTTCCTTCGCCTTTTACGGCTGGCCTGATATTACAACCTAATCTCATAAGCTCATCAATCAAACGAGGTTCAGCACTATCAGCTATAATAAGTTTACGCCCTGCAATAGTTAAATTTATATTTGCTATTTCAGACGTAGTTAATTTTGGTTTGTATAAATGCTCTTTTAGGTAAATTATCTTTTTACTTTTGTCAATAGCTACTTCAACTAATGTAGTTGGGTCTATACTGAATCCGTAATCCTGACCAAATGAAGTTTGTAAGTCGTTTGGGTTAAACGTTCCGTATTCCCAATTATCAAACACTACTCCCTCTGCTTTATCTAACCACCCACCAAGTATAACGTGATTATATTTATTTGGATTACTATCTTTAATACTTTCAATTTGATTTACAAATGATTCTGAAAGGTTATCGTAATTATCTAAATACGTTGTGTGAATGTAAGTAGTATCTTCTTTAATTAAATTACTACCATCTTTTACGCCTTTACCCTCAAAGAAACGTTTATAAATAAAATGCTCTTTTGTTGCCGGGTTCAAAACTAATATAACTCTATTTTGTATTCCTTTAGCACGTATAGAAAAATCAATTTTATCAAATGTATCTTCGTCGTTTAGTTCTTCAGCTTCATCTAATACCCAAGTTGTAACACCTGCCAAAGATTTTAAGTTCGCTGTTTGTGTTCCTGAACTCGTTTTAATACCTTTAAATAAGATTTTAGAGCCTGTTTTTCTATTTACAATTTCATCTTTAGTAATATAAAAATCATTGCTTAAATTGGCTGTTTCAATCTTATCTATAAACTCGGGTATAATCGAAACGTGTGCAGAAGTTAGCGTATACCTTGTAAATAAAATAACATGTCCCACTTCATAAGTAAGAAGTAATAAAAACGAATTAAGGGAGTAGGATTTCCCCGAACCCCTACCCCCTGTAATTACAAAGTATCTGCTATCACTTCCTAAGAGTGAATATTTATTGTTTATTGTTATCAACTTTAAACAAATCTTTAATGTTAAAATCGTTTACATTATGCGTAACCTCGCTTGTTTCTTTTGGTTTACCAAATATATGTTCAGCAACAAACAACTGCCCTCTTTGACTTTCTAAAAGCGTGTCTTTAACGAAATGTATTTTAGCTTCCTCGTCTGTATCTTTATTATACAATTCCTTTAAAGCCTTTAACATTATTTCGTTTGCTTTTTCTTCGTCTGCTTTAGGCTTTCTGCCTGCTCCCTCTCTTGCTCCTCCTCTATCCTTCATATTGAAAAAAATATTGATTATTCAAATTGATTCTAAATAAGGTTATCTTTCATTACACTCAATTTTAACAAAGAAAGTACCATTATAAACTAAATCTAATTGCTCATCTTCACAATCTAAATCAGGTCTGTTAATTGTAGAGTGATATTGAAACGCTTGACTTCCTGGCGGTAATGTATATTTAATCTCTACACAGTCACACTCTTGCGTTTGAGTTGTTGAGTCTTCTGCTTCACAAGAAGCACTCATTAATACAATAGCTAATAAGCTAACTAATAAAATTTTAATTGTTTTCATAATATTTAATTTAAGTAAGTTTCGTGTACTTTGTCTAATCGGTCTATTTGTTCAAGTATAACTTTAGGTGAGCAAGTCGGACAATTAAAAGGCGATACATTAAATACAGAAGCGTAAAGATTAATTACATACTTTACTTGTTCAGCTGATAACTTTAATGTTCTTACTTGTTTGAACTCTGACCATTCGTTAAACTCTTGTTCTATCAAACATCGTGCCTTTAATCTTCTTTTAGGAAATAAAACGTTTAGCTTATCTTGACGTTCGTTGCAACCGCAGTCTTTACCATCTAAGAAAATATCTACTATCTTTTTAACTCCAGTTACTTCTAAAGCGTTTTTGATATTATCACCTAATCCTTTACTTTGTTTCTTTGTTCTTGCCATTTGTTATTTTGTTTATTGCATCTCTTTTAGTTCTAAATACAAAGGCATAATGTAAATTATATTCCTTTGCTATTTTTCTTAAACTCTTTTCAGATGCCAGTTCAATTATTTCTCTTTCGTAAAACTTTAGATTATTGAAATCGTTTAAAATCTCTCTCTCTCTATCTGTTAAACTGAAATCGTTAATTTTTGTTTCAAAGCTGAAGTCTAACTTATCTAAAGGGATTGTTTTACTTTGTTGCTTTAAGTGGTCTATGTATAAATTCTTAATTGTTAGAATAATATAGAAATCATTTATTTCTTTTTCAATATGCATCAGCCTTAAATACATTTCTTGTGTTAAATCGTCGGAAAGCATTCTATCTTTACAAATAGAGTACGCTATGTTACGCCATTGCGTGTCTTTTAAGGCTAATTTTTCAAGCATATTAATTCAAGTTAAACAATTTCAATTTCGTAACCTAATTCTTTTTCAATTTCTTCTTTAGTCATTGTTTTAGGTTTTATTATTTCTGCCCAAACTCCGTTGTTAAAGATTAAATCTCCATTTTCACAACACAAAGCATCTTGTTGTTCGTTAATACATAAAGGAAAATTTGCTTTTCTAATAAATGTTTTATTAGGACTTAAATATTTAGCACCTTCTTTAAACCCTCTTCTTTTAGCCTCGTTTATCAAAGCTGTTTCTACTTCTTCTTTAGTGGCTAAACGAAATAAAAGTCTGTTTACTTCTTTTAAGTGCTCTAATGGTTGTTCCTCAGCATTATATAATACAGGCTTCCCGTTTCTAAAATAATTATCATAAGAATAAACTTTATCTTCTTTTATTTCTTGTGCAAAAAATAAATCAAAATCTCCATCTTTCCATTCTTTTACATACCATTTACCAACTTCTAATTTAGTTTCAAATACTTCAGGAAACAATTCTCTTACGTTTGTTTCTCCTTTGTCTAATGCTTTAATTTGTTTCTTTGTAATTTTCATAATGTTTTAATTTAGTTTGTCAAATATAATAAATTATTTAATACAAAAGTAATTTATTGGTTAAAAGTTTGTTCGTAGTAATCTTTAGGGTTTTTGTACTTAACATAAAAATAAGTTTTTAAAGCCTCATCTTGCGCTTCAATAATCTGTTGCTTTTCCATTTCTTTTGCTTCCTCAAATTTATATAAATATCCTTCTTGTATAATTTCTGGCAATTCTTTAAAAAATAACTCTAATGCTGTTTGTTGTTTATTTGAGTCCATAATAATAGTAATTTAGTTTGTTAATAATCTCTTCTAATCGTTGTGGGTTTTCTTTACTTACATAAAGTTTTCTTTTCTCTTCTTCGAGTTCGTTAAGTGTTGGTTGTTTAGGTTTGTTTTTCATTTATTTAACTAAATCATCAATTATTAAATCAAATAAAATTAACCCATATTCTTTGTTTTGGTGTTGTGAACGAAAGAAATTTATTTTTATTTCTATTTCTAATTCCTCGCTTTTTAATATAGTACCTAATTTTTCAATACCACAAGACTGACCTCCTGTTTTTATTTTTGATTCTTCTTTGGAAATAATTATTTTATTTTTTATTTCTTTTTTTATTTCTTTTAAATCCATAATAATTATTTTTTAGTTATATATTCCTATAATTTTGTTAAACTTGTTTCTTAATTCTATACGCTCTTTTGCGTTGTAGATTTTATTTTCAGTTTCTAAATACTTTACTATTTGTTTTGCTATTTGTGTTTTTTCTTTTAGTTCTTCTTGACTTAATTTAATTGCGTTGTAACGGCTTTTTAAACTTAAAACATATTCTTTTATATCTTTTCCGTAAAGTTGCTCTAAACCGCTTAAAAAGTTTATTTGGTCGCCTGATAGATATTGATTAGAATAAACACTTTGAGCAAATATATTCATTAAGTGAAATTTAATAGTTGGATTTGAACCACGAGAAAAAAAGTGCCCAGCGTCATATTTACTATTTAATGGTTTTAAAGAAGAAATGCAAACGCCCCCTTTGTCAATTAACCTTACTATTTTATTAATTTGCGTTTGCAGTTCCTTCTCAAAATCACTTTTAGTTTTTAACTTTTCTTTAATCTCTTTCTTTTCCTTTTGCCATTCCTTTGCTTTTTTCTTTTCGTTTAGTTCTTTAGAATAAGATATTGAACATTCGTAAGAGCATACAATCTGATTCATTCTTTTACGTTCAAATTCTTTTTTGCATGATTTACATTTTGCCATCTTATAAACTTAAAGTTAAATCTTCGTTTGGTTCTGGAATATGTACCCCGAAAAAATCAAATATCCATTCTCTTATTTCTGCGAAATAATCCATCATTTGAGAAGTGCTTAATTCTTTGCTTGACTTTATACGCTCGATTGTTTCTCCTGTTTCTTCATTCACTAAGATATTTTCTTTTAGAAACTTTAGCTTTAGTAGTTCGTGCGTTTGTTCATTTGTCATTGTGTGTCCAGCTTCTTTTAAACAATTTCTTACTATTGGAATAACTACGCCCCAAAGATATGCATTTTGCGGATTGCTACGTTTCTTTTTTGTACGTTCAATTCTTATTGTGATTTGCTTACCTTCAAAAGATTGTATTGCATCTGATAAAAGATTTCTATTTCTTGTAACTATTCCGTTTTTTACTTCGGAGCGTATTTCATAAATCATATGCTAATTTACTAATTTTCAACATTATATCCTAATTCTTTTTTAACTTTTTTAACTTTTCGTTGGCGTTTCTCCCATTCTTTACCACGTAACTCAGGGTTTTGTTCTTGTAATTGACGTGATAATCTTGTTATGGTTTGCTCACTTGGTAGTTTTTCTTTCAATCTTTCAGCATAAAAATCGAATATACTATCGCTTATTTCTATATTACAAAAATGAATATAATACTGATAACATAACCAAGTGTCATTATCTCTTAGTCTTTTTTCTAAAATAAGCAACTGCTTAACGTTTTCTTTAATTGTTGTTTTCATATTAGTTTAGATTAATTATAAATAAATGTTTTTAAAAGTTTTCTATTAAATAAGGCAAAGCTTCTTTGTTGATGTCAAATGTAAAATCTTCAAACTTGTAACCCCTTGAATATGGATTTGTAACTTTTACAGAATAATCTTCTTGCACTTCTAAATCAATAACAGTTTCGGCTTTCTTTAAAACGTAAGTACCCAAATGCCCTAAAGGTTTATTTGTTTGCGGTGACTTATGTATAACAGTTGTAATGTGTATATTATATTCGTAAGTCCATTTCATAATATAATCACTCGCTTCTTTACTCATAACAATATCATTTGAATTTTCTACCAAGTCAGCAATTCCATCAATAGCAACTAATTTAACTGGGTGTTTATATCTTTGCTGATTCTTTAAGCAATGGTCAATTAGTAAAAGCCTTTCATTACTACTTAAATGCCTTGTTGCATATCCTTTGTAACTTTTGTAATTAGCACCCACCATTTCTAAAACACGTCTAAACGTTCTTTGTGTGTAATATTTACCTTGTTCCGTATCAAAGTCCAAAATTGTAAATTCCGTTTCTCTATGGCTTTTAATATTAGGAAATAGAATTGAACTTTTACCACCGATGTAAGAACCTAAAAAAGCTGATTTAAGAAATGTCTTTTTACTTTTTGATGTAGCTACGATTGCTGAAAATTCTCCAGCAGTCATAATTGGTGTGTCGTAAAAATTACCTTTATATTCGTGTTGACCAATTGAAAGTAAAATTTCAGGGTGCATCATTTCTTCGGACAAATCAACAAAACAATCTTTTTCTAACTTATCAAAATCAATTTCTATTTCATTTGATATATTTTCTAATGCTTCAAAATCTAAATCCATAATTAAAATAATTTAGTTTGGTTAGTATGGTTTTGTATTCTTTGAATTGCTTTGTCGTAGTATTTCTTATCAAGTTCACAAGATGTTAATTCAAATCCGTAATCGTGGCAAGCTATTGCAATGCTTCCAGAACCTAAATGCGTGTCAAGTATTTTGTAGCCTTGTTTTGCGTATTTGTCAAGTAGCCATTTATAAAGCGCTACTGGTTTTTGAGTTGGGTGTATTCTATTCTGTTGTGATGGGTGTTTATCAAACTTTTTAGCGCTTGAATTAAAAGAAGTCCAAGCCATTTCAAACTGAGCAAAAGTTACATCTTCAGAAAACCCTTTATCCCAAAGTAACCAACAAGATGATGGTTCTAAAAATTCTGTCATATAATTACCACCCCAAACGATTTGATTTTTAGATACTCTTTTTAGTTCTTTAAAATATTCCGCAGATGGAATTGAACTATCTTCTCCAGAAAATTTATGATACCCGCTTTTTTTATTTCCTTTTCTCCTTCCCATAGATATATTTATTCCAATCCCATACGGCGGGTCAACTATTGCTAAATCAAAATAGTTATCAGGATAGCGTGCCATTAAAAGCATATTATCCTCGTTTGTTATTGTTATTTTATCCGTTATTTTCATAATTAAGAATAGTTTTCAATTTCTTTTAATAAGTCGTTTGCTGAATTGTAAAATGATTTTTCTACTTGTTCTTCAGTCCAAGGATTATCCATTTTTTTAAATACTTCTTTTGCATCGGTTTCGTTTTGCAAACTTATTAAATTCAAATCGTATGTTAATAATTTTATTTGTCTGTCTAAAGGAATATTTAATTGAAACTTTAATTCCTTAATTGCAAATTTAACATCTTTGTAGTGATGTATATTTTGTCTTAAAAACACACAAAGTAATTTAGCATATAAAAGATTATCTTTTGTTAAAGCCTTTGAAGATTCATTTATAAATTCATCAAGGTTTTTAAGTGCTTCAATATCTTCTTTATAAATTCGCTCCTTGTTACGTTTAAAAGCGTTAAATATTTTAGTTACGTATCGTTTTTGTTCCCAACTCATATGCCTAAATTTTTAGGTTTATCTTCTTTTTTTGTAAAGTCTTTTTCTCTTTTACTCCAAGTTTCTAAACGCCTTGATGTGTCCCAAGTTTTTTGCATTTCAAAAAGCATTTTAGTTTTACTTTGGTTTGGTTCGCTCCAGTATCCATAAAAGTTTTTTACCATATCAACTCCAAACTTATTTATAAAAGGTCTTAAAGTTTCTTTAAAAGCGAGAGAGCGAGTTTCTAAACTCTCTTTCTTCTTTATAACATTATCATTTACATTATCAGTAACATTTACATTAACATTATCAGTTGAATTTGTTGAAGCTTGTTTAACACTTTCAACACTTGTTGAATTTGTTGTGTTTGTTTCATCATTTTTTAACGCTCTTAATTCTGCTGAACGCTTTCCAGCTTCGCTTCTTTTTGCTTTAACTTCTTCAAATTTTATTAAATCTCTTTTTAATTGTAATTCAATAGGTTTCCATGCTGTTAGAATTAATCTATCAGTTAAAACAGGTTTCATATCATTTACATATTCTAATAAATGATTAAACAAAATACCTTTTTCCTCATTTGTGAGGTGTTCTAAACTTTTAATTAAGTCGGCATAAAGAACAAAACTTTTTTTATTTTCTGCCATAATATTATAAAAAGACAAAACCCCTAAAAAGCCACCACGCATTTTTAAGGGTTTGTCGGTAAGTCATAAGACTTAATATTTTCCTTGTGAGTGGTGGTTCACGAATACAAATATACACAATATTTTTAATATACAAACTATTTTATAAAAAAAATCCCTAAATTTCTTCAGGGACTATTAAATCAAATGTGTTTACTAATTCTTTAAATATTGGGTAATTGCTAAAAGGGTAAATCACTTTCATCTTCATCGTTTGCAATAGCCTTATTTATTTGTTCTGAAGCAACCGCTTCAATTACTGGCGCAGTACTTTCATCTTTTGAAATATTCCAACCTTGTATTGAATTAAAGTACTTTGTTTCTCCTTGTGGATTTACCCACTCACGACCACGTAAATTAATGCCTACTTTAACATTTTGTCCTACTTGATAGCTATCTAATACATCGCATTTATCTTGCGTAAATTCGATTAAAATATGTTGTGGATAAGTTTCCTCTGTTGTTACTACTAATTCACGCTTTTTAAAACTTGCTGATACGTTTTGCGTTGGGTTTACTACTTTTATTTTTCCGATTACTTCCATTGTTTAATTAATTTTAATTGTTATTACTTAGCGCATTGCACCATAAATTTATACTATTTGCATCTTTTACAAATTTACCTGTTTTTTCTGAATAAGGCGAATATTTGGCGCTACCTTTAAAATCTTTTCCATCTTCTTTAACTGGAAGTTTAATAATTTTTTTAGAGTATAAGAATCTACCTATTCCCCACATAACACCAGCACGTTTAAAAGAATCACTTGCTTCGCCTTTTTCTTTTTCAACATTACTTTCAGTTCCGCAGTCTGATTTCCATACCCAAGTATCATTTATTTTAATACCTATTTTTGCAAATAGATTTCCTTTATGCTCTTCAAAATGTACTTGCCAATTTTCAGCACCGCAAACTTCATCAAGTAAATCTTGTACATCTCTTGAATCAATATAAGCTACACAACTTGCACCCCATTGATTAGTACTTTGAATTCTCCACTTGAAAGGAATTTCTTTTTTTAAATCTTGTAAATTCATAATTATTGTTTAGTGTTTCGTTTCTTTTCTCTTAAAATAAATCTGTAATCTTCTATTCTACATCTAATGGGTCAGTTTCAAATCCTTTAATCCATTTTGGCTTATAAACAGTTCTTAGTTGAATATCAAAAAAATTGTAACTTTCTGAAAATCTGTTTTCTGAAATACATTGATTTAATTTTGTAACCAGATATTCATACTTTCTTTTTCCATATGATAACAAAGAGTAATCAATTTTAATAACTGAAAAGTTCATTGATTTATCATAAACTATAAAATAACATTCAGGAATGCCTTCGTGTTGACTTGCATACATACCCATTTGCATAAAGTAGTCATAATTAATTATATCTCTTTCAAATTTGTCAGGGTCTGCATCTTTAGAATATTTAAAGTCAATAATTAAATTATGTCCTTCCGCATCTGTAAATCCTTTAAATTTCCAACCTTTAAACTCCCATTCTTTTTTATTCTGAAATTTATCACAAGAATCAATATACTGCATTACTAATTCTGATTTTTTAAGATTTTCTACAATATTTTCAGCTTGTTTTTTTTGGTCTTTAGTGCAAACCATTTTACCGCTTAAAATAGCATCTATATAACTTTTTAAACTTTCATAAGTAGCCTCTAAATTACCACGTGAATAGTTATTTGCAAATGCATCTTCTTTTGTTTTTCCACTTATCATGTCATTACAAAATCCTTTTTGATTATCTGTAGAAGGAAAATTTGTAACTAATGAAAATAGTTCTTGAAACCTTTCTGGAGTGGTTAAAAAACAATCACATAAACTGCCAAATATTTGGCTTTCTGTTTGTGGCTTTTTCGGTTGTAATTTGTAATTAATAAAGTTTCTTGGGCTTTTACCAAATTCTTTTAAACTTGAATAAGATAATGTTTCTTCTTTTTTTTGCAGTCTACCTATTAAGTTGTAGTACTCATTTTCATTAATTTCTAACGCTTCTTTTTCTTGTTCATCAAGAAATAATTCTTTTGTTGCTCCCATAATTGTTTAATTTAGTTTATCAAATTTACTATTTTTTATTGAATTTCGCAAATATATTACTTGTTAAATCTAACTTTATCACTTAATTTTAAATAAATACTATTCCATTTTTCATTATTTTGACCTCGTTTTCTGAATAGTTTTAAAATTCTTTCTACTTGTTCTAATTTTTGTTCGTCTGTTTTCATAGTTAAAATAGTTTTTGTTGTGAAACGTGGTTTTGTATTCTTTGTATTGCTTTGTCGTAGTATTCTTTATCTAATTCGCACGCTGTTAAATTAAATCCGTAATCGTGGCAGGCGATAGCAATACTTCCTGAACCTAAATGCGTGTCTAAAATTTTGTCACCTTGTTTAGCGTATTTATCTAAAATCCATTTATAAAGTTTTATAGGTTTTTGTGTTGGGTGGTTTGGTTTTTCTTGCCATAAATGAGTTCTATGTAAATTAAACATTCTTGTAACTTCATTTGTAGAAGTCCACGCCATCTCACCATCCGACATTGTTAAATCTTGTTGCCCTTTATACCAAAATATCCAAGATTTTGTAGGTTTTAAATATTCAGTAAAATAATTACCGCCCCAAATTATTTGATTTTTAGAAACTCTTTTTAATTCATTAAAATACTCTTCAGTTGGTATTGCTTTATCCCAACCTTTAAATTCGTGATGCTTTCTAATTTGCGAGCCTTTTTTTATACTTTTCTTTTGTCCATCAATTCCAATTCCATAAGGCGGATCCACAATCGCTAAATCAAAATAATTATCAGGATAACGTTTCATTAACTCTAAATTACATTCGTTTGTAATTTCTATTTTATCTGTTACTTTCATCTTTTTAAATCGTATTTTATTGGTTTATCTTTCAAGTGCGGAAAATCTGTCTTTGATAGTTCGATTGCTTTTAATCTTAAACTATTTTCGTATTCGTGAATATTTCCGCTGTTTATATTTCTTGTTGTGTTTCTTTCGTTGGGGTTAGTTGGTGCTGGTTTCATAATATTTCGATGTTTATTTTTTTACCCATATTAGTTGCTAATTTATATAAAAATTCAAATTTGCATTCTTGATGGTTGTTTAGTACGTGATTTAAATAAGAGTAATTTATATTGTATTTATTTGAAAATTCTCTTTGGTTTGTTTTTTCGCTTAGATATAACTCTAAAACCATTTTGTTAAAGTTCATTTAAGTAGTTCATTTTTGATTCGTAAATGTGATATTTTTCTATTAAAGTAAAAGGAATAACTTCTGCAAAGTATCTCGCATCAAAAACCTTAATAACATCATTAATATCATAGTAAAAAGTCAAAACCCTACCAACTACTTCTTTTTTATATGGTTTTATTTCATTTTCTATTAATTTTAACCTTACAGATTTATAACTAATATTTAATATTTTAGCCATTTCATTAATTGTTAGATGTTCCTTTATCATTACCCTAAAATTTTATCAAAGAAAACAATGCCTTTTTTACGTGCTATTTCTATGTTATTAATAAATTTGTTTACAAATTCACTTAATAAAATTGCATCAGCTTCGTTTAGCTCTGCAATTTGTTTAATTAACCTTTGTTTTATGTTAAGAGAATTTAAAGCAAATTCAGCATCGTTTTTATAAACTTGGTTATAATGGTTTTCAGTCTTTTTTTCTAAAGCATCGTAAAACATTTTACCATACTTCTTTTCAATTCCACCGAGTTTATAATTGTCGAATATCTCAATGAATAGTTGAGCTGTTAAAAGTAGCTCTAATCCGTTATGCGTTTCTTTATTTTTCATATTCTTTTAAATATAAATCGATTAAAAATTTTGTTTTCTCTAAATCTTCTTTGAAGTTGCCTTTTTTTCTGCAACGCATTACACGTTTTATAATATCAAATTCGTATGAATTAAGATTTTGATTTTCGCAGAATTGATATAAACTTCCTTTGCTGTTGTCGTAGTGGTTAGGTGTTTTAACGGCATCATCTTTGTAAGATATGATTTCAGCCCATTTACCATTATGATAAATACAATAACCATTTGAACGTAAGTCTTGTGAATCTTCGTGCCATTCTACAATATCTATAATTGTTTCTTCTCCATTCCAAATATCTTTATATTTAGCGCCTGTTATAAAACCTCTTTTTTGAGCCTCTATTAATAAATCTTTTATTTTCATACTAATATACTTTTATTATTTGTTTGTTGTTAAATACTTGCGTTTCGATTATTAACCCTGTTCCAGTTTTTTCGATTAAAACTCTTTTAGGCTTTCTTAAAAGTTTGTTTAAATAACTTCTAAATGTTACGGCTTTTCTTAATAGTTTCATAATTATAAGTTTTTAATTAATTCTGTTAATTGTTCAGTTAGTTTTCTTTGTCTTAAAATTAAATTATCATCGTTACCAAAGCAAGTTAATTCAATTTCAATATTTTCTATTTTTCTTGCAAGGTCTTTTAATTCTTTTGTAGTTTCCTCGCTTATAATTGTTCCGTTCATTTTAATAAAATAGTTTTGCTACTAATAATTCGTTTATAAATTCAATATCAAACTCTAATAAATCATAAACATCTACTTCTTTATAAAATATTTCTTTTATTTCAAAGTTGTCAATTGTACAATCTGTATAGCTAACTACTATTTCATTTCCTTTGTAATTTAAGTTTTCATAATTCATAATAATTAATTTTGTTATTGTTAGACATGGCAAATATACGAATAGTTTTTATATAAACAACTATTTTTTACTAAAAGTTTATTTTTTTTTATTTTTTGATTATTTTATTTGGTTGTAATTATTTTTTGACTATATTTGTACCATAATAATAAACAAATTAAATTATGAACTACTTTCAATTTAAAAGAAGCAATCAAGGTAATCTTATATTAATAGGTAAATTTAGCGATAAATACGATTTAGATTTTAATAATGGTTGTGTTTGGATTTCGGAAAATGAAATTGAAAACATTAAAGACAATTTTTTAGTAAGACATCAAAGAGTTGTAAAAAATGGTAAAACTTGGTATAAAAATCATGTAAACAGAAAAACAGAATCTTATTTTTATTAATTATGAATGAAGCGATTTTTATTTTAGAACGTGAAAAATATCTTTTAGAAGAATGTTTAAAAGGGTGGAAAAAAGAACACCATCCAGAAGCATTTAAGCAAAGAAATAAAAAGCTAAAAGAAATTAAAGAAGCAATTGAAACAATAAAACAAAATTAAAAAAGAAAAATAACATGGTAATATTTATAATTTTATGCATAGTGTTCGTTTTAATATTAGCACACCAATCAGATGAATCAGCTTATAGAGAAAAATGCATTGATGATAAAGCAAGATTTGAAGCAATGCGCAAAGATAGCGTTAAAGTTAAAAAATTAAGTAATAACAAAAAAATAATAACAATAAATGACACCAAAAGAAAAAGCTAAAGAAATGGTAAATAAATTCTACTATTATGTAGAAAGTATTTCTGAATCACAACAACAAGAAAATGCAAAACAATGTGCTTTAATTGCAGTTGATGAAATATTAGAAAGCTGTTATTTAGAAAAAGAATGGTTTTTTGAAGAAGTAAAAGAAGAAATAAACAAATTATAATTATGAAAACAACCTTACAAACATTAGTTTTTGAGTCTGGACTCAATCAATATGAATTTGCCGACAAAGTAGGCGTAAAATTAGGAACACTTAAAGCGCAACTCGCAAAGAAAAACACTATTAAACACTCTTTAGAATACGCTCGTAAATTAGGACTTAACTCTATTAAAGGCTATGAAAGTGGCGTTTATGTTGAGTTGGTTATTAAGTAACGTTCCCGTGCTTGGTGCAGTGCGGGCAAAAAATGCACCAATTTTCGATTAATAACAAAACTTAAAAAAAATGAAAGATATTAAAATTAAAGACCAAACCCCGCATTGCTCCAAACACGTGTTAGCAAATCGGCTTTGTTTTAGAGCGTGGATAGAATCAACTTTAGGGAATTATATGGCTATACAAGGCGACCCTGATTTAGAAACGTTGGGAAGTTTTATGCACCATTATTCAGATTGTAAAAATATAATGCAGTTTACAGGATTGCTAGATAAAAACAGAAATAAAATTTTTGAAGGCGACATTGTAACTTATAAAAGAAGTGTAGGTAATTGGACAGGACAAACAATGACAACTACTCATAAAATTATTTTCACGGAAGAAGTAAATGCTTTCGTAATGGAATACGGAAGTAGTTACATTAAATTGAGAAAACATTGGAATTACGAATATGAAGTAATAGGCAATATTTTTGAAAATCCTGATTTATTGCAGGGAGTTCTTTAAGCTGTTTGCTAACGTTTGATAATTGTATTAGTAGCGTGCTGATACAAAACGCATATCGCAATATAAAATATAGACAACAAGTAAAAAACAATTTTTAAATTAAACAATAACTAAGCTATTGATACAATTATTTGTTAGTAGCTGTGTTTTAAAAGACAATATTATGAAAAAAGTAGCAAAAAAAACTGAATTTTTTTTAGACACAGAAAGAGAAATAAGTACAACAGGATTTAATCCAAGTAGAGGTTTTTATACTTATATAGAATTTTCAGATAAATCAAGTTTATGGATTGATTCAAAAGGAAATGAAATAGACGATAATAATTGGATAAAAAAACTTAATTATTTTAAAGTATGTGTTGAGTAACATAGCTACTAACGTTTCGCCACTTTGCTTAGTGCGGGACTTAAACAACGAAAACTTAATTATTAAAAACGAAAATATGAAAAACAACGAAATAAACGAAAATCCCGCATTGAGCAAAATGGCTGTTAGCGGTAGTTTTTTTGAGATACTTGATACTATACACGATAATTTAATTGATAAAGGATATGATTGTTTTAATTCTGATGGTTCTATAAAAGAAGTTGACGAATATAAACTTAATTTTAAAAGTGTATCTGATGAGTTGAAAAAGTATTGCATAAAAACTGAAATTAAAAAATTACTTCAAAATAAATTAATTGTAAACGGTTTTGAAGTTAGTCAGGTAAAAAACTCAGATGGGAATAATTTATCATCTAATTTTTTACAATGGCAGGCAAAAGATTTATTTAGCGATTTAATATTCTTTGGTCAAAATAAAAAAGAATGTATTAGTTGGTCTGAAAATTACCGCTAACTATTCGCTAACCGAAACTAACTAAGGCAAATATATGATTATCAATATTTTATATCGTTTTAAGATCTACGAAAATTTAGTAGTTGACGATAATAAAAATATATGGGAGTTACCAAATTGCCCGAGTAAAAGAACTCACAATTTAAGAAAATTAACTTATTACAAAGAGCGTGATGCTTATCGTTTTAGAAATCAGTATATTTCACGTAAAAGATTATCACGCTTAATGTATATAGTAAATGAAACTTTTGGTAAAGAAGATAACATTTTACCTTTTTAATTTATATATTTGTTTAATTAAACACTAAAACTATGAAAGGAATACAAAAATACGCCACAAAGGTTTTTTATAGTGAAAAGCATGCAAAAGATTTTAAAATTAAATTAGGAGAAAATTCTAAACAAACTATTAAAACCGATAAATTAGGCAGGTTTAAAGTTCGTTTTTTAATTGATAAAACAACTATAAAATATCAACTATGAAAAAAACACTAATACTACTAACCGCATTTAGTTTACTTTCTTGTGGAACTATGAAAAAGTCAATCGACAAAGAAGAAACTGAAACAGAAATTAAAACGGAATCAAACAGCGTTTTAGACTACGAAAAAGAATCTTATACTTTAGAACCTGTAAACCTTGAAAGACCTATTTTAGTAGGTGGCAAAGAATACCACAATACAAAAATTATCTACGCTAAAGACAAAGGAACAGAAACTAAACAAGAAGTTGCAGAAGTAAAGCAAGAAACTGAAACACTACATAAAGAAATAGAAAGAGATAATACTACTTTATTTTTAGGAATAGCTGGAGCAATATGTTTCTTTTTATTCCTAATTGTTTTAGTTATTCTATGGTATATTAACAAAAAACTAACTATATGAAATCAAACGAATTGAGGATTGGGAATTATTATTATGATTTAGATAAAGAAATAACTCAAATAGAAATGTTAAGTCCGTTTTTAAATGATTTTAAAAATCGTTGGGAATGGTTAAAATATATTGAACCAATACCACTAACAGAAGAATGGCTTTTTAAGCTTGGGTTTTATAAAGAAGAAAAAAAGGCTTCAAAAAATCATGGTTTTTATTTTAGTAAATGTATTGAAGATTATAAATATTCTTTTGCTTTTGCAGATTTTAGAAACGATTGGGGTTTTTATCATTCTTATACTGATGCTCCAAATGAAGAAGATAATAATAAATTTGATTGCATTACTGTAGGAATCAAACACGTCCACCAACTTCAAAACCTATACTTCGCACTAACTAATAACGAACTTGAAATATTATGAGCGTAAAAGGAAATCAAAACTCTGCTACCTACAAAAAAGAAATAGTAATATCTTATATTAAGCAATACCCTAAAGCATCAACAATGGCTTTGGCAAGAATAATTTTTAAAGAAAATACTTTAGACTTTAATTCTGTTGAATCTGTAAGAGCGTCAGTAAGGCGTTACAGAGGAGAAAGCGGTGGTAAAAGAAATAGCCAACTAACAAAAGACCTTTATAGAGATGAACAAACAAAAAAACAATTTATGAGAAAAACAATCGATTTACCAGAAAGCGACTACGAAAAATGTGAGCCTTTTATAATTCCAAAAGGACAAAACAGGATTTTAGTATTATCAGATATTCATTTTCCTTATCAAGATAATAAAGCCTTAGAACTTGCTTTAAATTACGGACTTGAAAAGAAAGCAAATGCAATCTATTTAAACGGTGATATATTAGACTTTTACCAATGTAGTAGATTTACAAAAGATAGGCGTTTAAGAGATATGGCAGGCGAGTTACAAATGGGTAGGGACTTTCTTAAAATGATACAAGAAATGTTTAAGTGTCCAATTTACTACAAAATAGGTAACCACGAAAAACGCTATGAAGATTATCTTATGATTAAAGCTCCTGAACTTTTAGGAATTGACGATTTTAAACTCGAACAGCTTTTAAGATTCAGAGAGTTCGGAGTTACTTTAGTTAAAGACAAACAAATGGCAATGGCTGGCAAATTACCAATATTACACGGACACGAATGGTACGGAGGTTTTGCGCCACCAGTAAACCCAGCGCGAGGTTTATTTATGAAAGCAAAAGAAAGTGCTTTAGTTGGACACCACCATAGAACATCAGAACATACTGAAAAGACTTTAGGCGGTAAAGTTGTTGCTTGTCATTCAACTGGCTGTTTATGTGGTTTAGAGCCTGAATATGCACCTTATAATAATTATAATCACGGATTCGCTTTTGTCGAAGTTGGCAAAGATGGAGATTATGAAGTAGAAAATATAAAAATTATTAACTACAAAATAGTATAATTAAAAAATAATACTTATATTTGAATTTCATAATTGGTTTTTTGTTTAGTTAGTTAATTAATGAGGTTGCAATTTGTGACCTCATTTTTTTTTGCATTAAAAAACCGCTATCGTAATTGGTAGCGGTTTTTGATTTGTAATAACTTAACTTCATTTATGCAATCTCGAATAATAATGCAGTTTTCGTAATCTTCTATTTCTTCAAATACTTTTAAGAAGTTTTGCAAATCTTCAATAGGTTGATATAAACACCAATATTCAAACTCCAAATCAGTTTTGAAAAGACTTCTAATGTAAATAGGGTTTATTAATTCCTCGTATGCTTTAGATAAGTCTTTCATAACCTTGTATTTTATATTGCGATATTAGATATTAATTTCAAAGTGCATCCAATCATAGTTTCTTTCACGACCTAAAGAAACAAAACCATGCTTATAAAATATATCAATCATTGCTTTATATTCAGGGCGTGCAAATCTTGCCGTTTTACTTGTTTCTTTT